TGTAATACTAGAGAAAGACCATTTACACATAGAATATCAACCAAAAAAAAAGAAAGGAGGTAAAATTGAATGAAAAACGAAATTGGCTAAAACTAGCAGTAGAAATACTAAAAGTAACAGCCGGATTCCTACTAGGAACACAACTATAATATGAATAAAATAACAAAATGGTTCACCATATCAGAATGGGTGGACATAGAAACGGGCGAAATACTCGCAAAAGAAATAATAAAGGACTATTACAAAATCCAAACAATAAAAAAAATAGAAATAAATGGAAATCAAGGACTTATCAAATACACAAACGAGTGTAGAAACATCAAACAACAAAAACTTGAACTCTGAAATCATAGAAACGAACCAAGTAGAAAACACACCTTTCACAATCGTGAAACATGAAGAACAATACTTCGGAGTATTAGGAAATCACAGAATAACAGAATTATTTAATACTAAAGAAGAATGCGAAGCAGAACTCAAAGACATAAATTGGAATAGAGTATTGCAAGTAATTTGGGCAGTAGTAGAAAAATTTACAAAAATAGATATTAACAAATTAGACGAAAATTAAAATGAGTCAACAAGTAACACTAGGAGGCGACAGATTAGGCGCCGGAAATAAACAAAAAGTAAGCCTTCATAACTTCGAGAGAAGTACGCACGATTTAGGGTATACATGGAGAAGCACAATGGCAGCAGGTACACTAGTGCCATTCATGTCAGAATTGGCACTGCCAGGGGATTCATTCGACATCGACTTAAATGTAGATGTAATGACACATCCAACAGTAGGACCACTATTTGGAAGCTTCAAAGTACAATTAGACGTATTTACATGTCCAATAAGACTATATAACGGAAAATTACACATGAACATGTTAAACATTGGTTTAGACATGGCGAAAGTAAAACTGCCACAATTATACATGATGGCAGACGGAACAAGGGACACAATTTTCGGAGACAACGGACAAATTAACCCGTCATGCATATTTAGTTACTTAAATATGAGAGGACTAGGAGTACAAAGTACAGCAGGATATTCAGACGTGGGAAGATACTTCAATGCAATACCATATTTGAGCTATTTTGACATATATAAGCAATATTATGCCAACAAGCAGGAAGAGATTGGAGCAATCATTCACAATAGTATGTTAGAAATAACAAACGACATCACAACGTTCTATCTAAAAGCAGAAGGAGGAAGTTATATTACATTAACAACAACAGATGTAACACATAACTTAACCCTAGATAATGGAGGTAAATCGGTAATTCAATTTACAACAGCAGATGAACCAGACGCAACAAAAGTATTAGTAAATATTGATACAGCACCAAACAGCGTACCATTTACAGATATATTCGATAAAGTAACATGGAATGCAAAAGACAAAGTACTAGTGGGTGAAAATGTAAAAGTAACATATTGGGGACTACACAACTATAAAAGCTACTCATACGACGGAACAACAGACCCACTTAACACAAAACCACAAATCGCAACATTCCCATTGTCAGACATTGACGAAATGAGAGAAGATATATTAATTGCGGTAAAAGATACAACACCATTTATCATTGATTCAACAACAGGAGGTGGAACAAGTGTATATTCATATCCATTTAAACAAGGAAGTATTGAACCAATATGGTCTAAATTATCAAGCCAAGAGGGACTATTATTAAAAACATATCAAAGTGACTTATTCAACAACTGGATTAGCACAGAATGGATTGACGGAGAAAACGGAATTAATGCAATAACAAGCGTAGATACATCAGGAGGAAGTTTCACAATCGACACACTACAATTAAGCAAAAAAGTGTATGACATGTTAAACAGAATCGCAGTAAGTGGAGGAACATATGACGATTGGTTAAATGCATCATATACACACGAAAGAACAAGAGGGCAAGAAAATCCAGCATATCAAGGAGGATTAATTAAAGAATTAGCATTCCAAGAAGTAGTGAGTAATGCAGCAGCAACAATTGACGCAGAAGGACAACCATTAGGAACACTTGCAGGAAGAGGAGTATTAACGCATAAACACAAGGGCGGAAGTATCAAAGTAAAAGTGGACGAACCTAGTTATATCATTGGTATTGTGTCACTTACCCCTCGTTTAGATTATAGCCAAGGTAATAAATGGGACACAAACCTTAAAACAATGGCAGACCTACACCAACCAAGCCTTGATGAGATAGGGTTCCAGGACCTCTACACAGACCAGCTTGCGTGGTTCGACACCTACGTAAACTCAGCAGATGTGCCAACATTCAAAAGTGCAGGAAAACAACCGGCATGGATTAACTACATGACAAACGTAAACCAAGTACGTGGAAACTTTGCAGAAGAAAGCGAACAAATGTGGATGACATTAAACAGACGCTACGAATGGGGAGAAAACGGAATTAAAGATTTAACAACGTATATTGACCCAAGTAAATTTAATCACATATTCGCAGATACAAGATTAGATGCACAGAATTTTTGGGTACAAATCGGAGTAAATAACATTGCAAGACGTAAAATGTCAGCTAAATTAATGCCAAATTTATAATAACTAAAGGGGGAGAAATCCCCCTTATAAAAACTAAAAAAAATGTATAAAAAAGTAACATACGCAAAAACAGATTTAAACGTAAATAAAAGCACAGAAGGAGAAACTCTAGAACAAAAAATAGAAAGAATCCTAGATAATAAAGAACCAATAAAAGACGGAGCACCACTAATCTACACAGATAGAAAAGACGGAGTGCAACCAGGTTACAATATTAAAACAGATAGATGGGAAGTAGCAATCGACGCAATGGATAAAGTATCCAAAGCAGTAGCAGCAAAAAGAGAAAATAAAGCGACAATGAATGTCGTAAAAGATAACAACGGAGTTGAGCCAATACAAGGTACTAACAACGGAACAAACGAGTAATTAAAAAAAATTTAATCTAAGCGGTACGCATGTATTCTTATATAACAAGAGCAAGGTATCGCTTTTTAATAAAAAAGACGCGAAAAATGGAAACAAGTAAAATACTAGGAATGGTAGGCCAAGGAGTAGGAGCAGTAAGTTCTGTAGCAGGAGCATTAATGCAAAACACACGAAGAAAACAACAAATGAGTGACCAAAGAGAACTCATGGAAGTACAACAAAAAAATCAAATGGCACTAAATGAACAAGGTCAAAAATTAGCACAAGAAAATTGGGACTACACAAATGCAGAAAATCAAGTAAAACATTACGAAAATGCAGGACTAAATGTAGGACTAATGTATGGTGGAAACGGAGCAGGTGGAACACTAAGTAGCGGAAGCGGTGGAGGAGCAACAGGAGGTTCAGCACCAACACAAGAAAATAGTTATGGACAAGCAGGACAACAACTAGGAATGATGGGAATTGCACAGCAACAATTAGAAAGCCAAATAGAAGTAAATAAAGCAATGGCAAATAAAGCCAATGCAGAAGCAGACGCAACAAGAGGAAAAACACCTTTAGAAATAGAAGGACAAGGACTAACAAATGCAGGATTAGCACTAAATAATGATCTAAAAGGATTCGAAAAAACACTAGCAGAAGGGACAACACCTTCACAAATACAAATAACAAAATTAAGAGAATCACAACAAGCAGCTTTAACAACAATAGATGAAAATAGAGCAAAAGTATCAACTAACACAACAAACGAAGAAATATCAAAAATAAAATCACAAGCAGCATTAGCAGAAGTACAAATACAAAGTGCAGAAGCAGGAATTAAACTAACAAAAGCACAAACAGCAGAAATAAACCAAGAAATAGAATACTATCAAAAAAGATTCGAACTAGATGAAAGAAGAGTAGGAGCACAAGAAGCATTTAACAAAAATCTAAAAGAATTCCAGGATAGTATGATAAAACAAGGATATTGGAAAATGGGAGTAGATGGAGTAACTAATGTAGCAAAAATGTTCATGAATCCAACAAGTACAATAAGTGAAACATTGACAGAAGGAATGAAAGACAAAGAAGGAGGTTATTGGAATAAAACAACTCATATAAAAAAATAATGTGTCTATATCCGAAATTAATAGAAAATCGCAAATATAAAGCGAACAAAAAAAACGGGGGGGTGATACCTCCCGTTTCTGATAAAAGAACCTTAATGGTTCCAGTAGGATGCGGAAAATGTATAGAATGTAAAAAACAAAAAGCAAGAAATTGGCAAGTAAGACTTCACGAAGAAATAAGACACGCAAAAAATGGGAAATTCGTAACGCTAACATTTAGTAATGAAAGTATAGCAGAACTAAACGAAAATATAACAGGAGTAACAGGATATAACCTAGATAACGAAATTGCAACACTAGGAGTAAGAAGATTCCTGGAAAGATGGAGAAAAAAATATAAAAAATCAGTAAGACACTGGCTAGTAACAGAACTAGGACAAAACGGAACAGAAAACATACATATACATGGTATAATATGGACAAATGAACCAAAAGAAGAAATAATAAAAATATGGAAATACGGATTCGCAGACGTTAAAGACGAAACAAACGGAGGATATGTAAACGAAAGGACAATAAATTACATAGTGAAATATGTAAATAAAACAGACGAAAAACATACAGAATATACAAGTAAAATACTAACAAGTGCAGGTATAGGAAATAAATACATAGAAAGAATAGACTCAAAATTAAACACATATAAAGGAGATAAAACAGACGAAACATATAAAACAAGACAAGGCATAAAATTAAACATGCCGATATACTACAGAAATAAAATATATACAGAAGAAGAAAGGGAAAAACTATGGCTAATGAAACTAGATAAAGAAGAACGTTGGGTATGTGGAGAAAAAGTAGACGTAAGCAAAAACGAAGATGAATACTATAAACTACGAGATTACTATAGAAAAAAAAATAAAAGATTAGGATACGGAGACAACGAAATAACAGAAGAAAAACTAGAAAAAAAACGATACGAAATAAACCTAAGAAAAATAAAAATGTACACAAGATTAAAAAGAGCAGAACTATCACGAGCCAACGAGGGAACCCCGTCTCCTCGTTCAAGTGTTAAATAAATGTTAAAAAAATAAAATAAATTAGGAAATATGAAACTAAAAACAATACATTTGGACAACAAAATAAAACAAGCAGAAAACGACTTAACAGAATTATATAGATCAATAACAAAAGTAAAACAATACATAAGAATATTAAAAATCCTAAAAACTAAAATAAATGAAAACTAAAGAAAACGTAACAATAGACAAATTAGACAAAAAATTAAAAGAAAAATTAATGTTCATAGAGTGGATATGTAAGACCATAGAGGGCGAAAAATACGAAATAACAATAACAAGCGCGAACGACGGCAAACATATGACTAACTCACTTCACTATAAAAACAAAGCAGTAGACCTAAGAACGCGAGACATGAAAAACGCAAAAGTATGCGGTTGGGAAATCAAACAATACTTAGGTAAAGACTTCGATGTAATACTAGAGAAAGACCATTTACACATAGAATATCAACCAAAAAAAAAGAAAGGAGGTAAAATTGAATGAAAAACGAAATTGGCTAAAACTAGCAGTAGAAATACTAAAAGTAACAGC